ATAATATTTCATTTTTAAGTTATTCATAGGTCCCGGTCTAAACCACGAAGGTAAAGTATTTAATAAGATACCCACATTAGAACCAATGCTCAGCGTAATACCGTTTAATAAATTATCTGCTGTTAATTGATATGTTTGCACAATCCTTGGAACATTTTTAGCAGATATAGCAGACCAGATTAAATTACCTTGCTCATCATATACATCTAAATAACCAGAGATTTTAGTGTAGTCATAACTTAAAAATGAAATATTATTGTTATGCACACTATGCCAATATTTCCCACAAAACTCTGTTCCTTCAGATAGGTTTAAAATATAAAGAGTCTCTTTTGGTAAATCATTACGAAAAGAAGGATATACCAAACTAGGGGTTTGAATAAAACTAGGTGCCCAACCAGAAGATGCACCTATTGAACTAGGTGTACCACCATCTAACACTTGTACAGAATTTACACCTAAATGTCTGTAAGTGTCGCTAACAATAATTTCACCTTTATCATTACTTACTTCAAAGCCAGACATTATCCATACCTATAAATATCAACAGTAAGAAGGGCCAAACCAGATAATGCACTCACTCTTACTACATTAGGTGTATAAATAGACGCAAAAGGCCCACCATGGTAAGCAAGTGTAGGGTATTGCTGAGTCATATTACCTAAGCAGTTTTCTCTAACAATTGCTATATGAGTTTCAGATGTAATACCGTCATAAACATAATCCTTATAATACTCATTAGAACCTAAAGAGATTTCAAAAGTATGTATTAAGTGCATTTGACGATCTGTAACATCAACAACAATCTTCCCAGTTTCATCAAAACATTGTAAGCCTTGTGGCATATTGTCCTCCCAATATAAAGGGCTAGATAACTAGCCCTTCTTCACTACCACAGCCCTAATTTAACCCTGACAACATTATTATCGTCGTAAACTGTAATTAAACTGCCGCTTAAAACCATTCTTGCACCATTGGGTTTAGCCGGATCCTTGTAGGTAGTTAAGGTCCCCAACTCACCAGCAATCGCGCTCAATTTATCGACTTTAAACAGTTCAGCTGTTAAAGACTTCGCTTTGAAGTTTGCTGCGGTCAAATTTTTAATAAATACATCACTATTCATAATGACCTGATTGTCTTGAATTATGAACGGCATATATTTAGTAGAAGAAGTACCTGTTGTGAAAAAAATTCTATCAGCTTGGAAACCTATAGAAGTTTGGACAGTTCCATTATTTTGTTCACTTACCATGGATAAACCAGAGAAAACACCGTTGTTATCCATTCCCATTACGTATTTACCTTTCATCCCGTTGATCAAATCAACTTGAGACTTAAGATTAATTGCATTTGGCCCATATACTGAAGTGAGAGTTTGAAGTGAACCAGCGTAAGCTCCTACATCCGTGGTATATGTAGTTTTAAAACTCTCAAATTCAGCAATATTGTCTGCATCTTCAATATCGATGTAATCAAGATCCACTTCGCCTGCTTGAGCTGCATAATTGCCGATAAAAACAGGAGTAAAGAAAGCTGCTTTATTTGCAAATGTTTTGGGGTTTGTAAGCGTTCCAGCCCCACTACTTGCACCAGCAGATCTACCCTTGAAATACGCAACACCAGTAACCCAAGAACCCAATGCAGGTGCAGCACCACCAACCACATAATGACTTGAGCCAATATCTCCATTTATGTAATTCGTATCTGTAATAAATGCAGATTTTGCGGCATTAAAACAGGTGGCCCCCACATAAACTACACCAGCACCTGACACCCTTCTGTAGCGGTATTTAATCCGGTACATCTTATTATCATCAATTGGTAAGGTAGAGAACCAGTTTAGCCAGATTTCATCGTTGCCAGAATTATCACCCATCCGTAATGCATAACCTCCCCGACATGTTTGATCTTCAATTAAACGCATACCTATTCTTGAGCCGCTAGGCGTTCTGTTAATCCAATCTATCTCAAAAGTTTGCAAAGCAGACGCCATAATGGTTTGGCTATTTGCTGAATAGAGGGCTGATAATCGTTCACTGGATGAAGCAACTGCCTCATTCAATTTTGAAGAAGTCACATAATCTCTTTGTATATCAGCAACTGTTCTAGATGCTGCAGCAGCTGTGTCTTGAGCTTTTACAATTTCTGCAAAAATTGGTACTGGTACAAGTGACGAATTATATTGAATTGGTTCAATAGATTGTCCCAAAGCTGTGAAAGACTCAGTTTTAATAAGTGGTGTAATCGTTTTATAGTGTGAAATATCATATCTCGCCCCACCCCGTAAAAAGACAGTTTCAATTGAAGAGTTAGGCATTTGTTTAATGTTTATTAAAGGTGATTGTGCAGTCCAGCTAAAAGAGAACTTATCAATAATTCTATTTTCTGCTTGAGTACCCCATCCATTAGCGGTAACACTCCATTCACAATTAAGACCGAAAGAGCGTGTACCATGTGTAGCCCAAGGCACATTACTATTATTTTGGCCGCCCAAAGTACAAAATACTTTAAAATCATACTTTTGCTTACCGGTAGCCAACTGAAAGATAACAGGATAGTAAATATCTGGATTCAAACCTGATAAGTCAACATTCGTTAAAATATTTTCTTTTAAGCTTTCAGTATTTTTCTGTAATGGATCAATATATTCTGACTTTAACTGATTTGACGATGCAGCAATTGCTCTTTCAATATTTGTATTAGTTAGGTCAGAATTAAGAATATATGCACTATTTGTTCTATCTAATTTAGAAGACATTTCAGTAAGTTTACTTGCCCATGTTTCCTTAAAATTAGTTAATGTCCCTAATGATTCTGTAGCTGTAGAAACGAAATCTTGTAAATTAGGATCTGCAGATGCATAGTCAGTTACGTCATAACATTCAATTTGAGCTAAAGTCCAGGATAGAGGGCTTTCAGGTGTTGGGGCTGGTCCACCCGCTACATGTACGAATCCAGAAGTATCGAATCTTCCGGTGGCACCGGATTTAACCATACGAACATAAACTTCAAATCTACCCGTCCCGTCAGTGCTCCCAATGAATTTATCTACTGATCCATCGCCCATTAAATTTGCTGCAGGATATAACTTGTAGCCGATAGGTAATTTAATCAGGTATTTAATGATGAAAATAGCATTTGAACGTGTGAAAAACTGTTGATGAAAACCGCCGAAATTCGGGCTTGCTGAACCAGTCGTAACGATTCTAAGCTCATGAGTTGAAGTTGTCGGATTGTCAGCACTTTTAGCTTCACGAGTAACACTAACTGTACCATTGCCTAGATTGTTATAAGTGCCGACGTTGTTCATTCCTTTCTTGAAATTTACATCACCGTAAAGCAACTTACCGTTAGTAATCATCATTGCAAGCTTAGTTGTATTTTCTAATGCTGAACCCAGATTGTCGGTGCTTGTTTGGAGCTGAGTAATATCATTATTACGAAGATTAATTAAATCTTTTGATGTTTGATCCGCTGCTGCTTTAGTAGTTTTTAATACCGTTGAAAGTCCACCTGGTACAGAAGCGTCATATTGCTGAATTTGTTGTGCAATAACACCTTTGTTAACATCAGCATTGATAAATGTATCTTCCACAAATTTCGCATTTTGTTTAAGAGTAGTTTTAAATCCTCCTTTGAAATTAGGAGCAGAATTTCCTCGGCTAATGAAAATATTCGAAACTGAAAATGTGCCCGCTGAAGGAGCATTATCAAATCTTAAACCCAGAGGAACAAATTCAAAATTCGTAGCTTTTACATCACTTGGAAAAATCCCCGTTAATTCTAATTCTCCACTTGCTTGAACAGTAAATAATGGTAAACCAAGCCCATATACCGCGCCGTGAAATTGGATGGTACAAACTGCACCAATTAGACCTGCCGAAGCATTATATTTGATTCGTATAACTACAGGATCACCTTTAGCGATTGGTAGTTCTTTAATTTTATATTGTAGTTCCCAGACTGGAAAAGTTTGATTTGTGCCTGTTGAAACATTTAATGTTTTGGTTTCATCTCCTAATAAAATCCAATTGTCTTCTGCGTATTGAATAGTATCCAGTTTTGCTGAAAAGGATTTTATTTCTTCTGCAAATACTTCTTTTGCATCAGATCGAGTAATTTTTTGTTGAAGAATTTGAGCATGATTTTCTAAAACTTTTTGCAAGTTTCCACTGTTATTTGCCAAACCTAGAGGAATGCCACTAACGACCTGAACAGCAACCATTATCTGTTTTGCACCATTCAGACCAGAGTCAGGAATTGCGTGAAGTTCAATACCTCTTCCAGCCCCTATTCCTTTCTGACCAATAAGGATATATGCATCCCTTCCCGTAATCTGATCAAGAGTAAATTGATTTGCACCTAATGAAAGTAACGCAGCTTTAACTGTGTTTAAATTCATAGCAATGTAATCATAGTTAGTGATAATCACAAAAGTATCTTTAGGTATTTCATTAATAGCATTACTCATGGCAACGGCGTTTGCAGGGTCACCATATGTGTCATATCGAGTTGAAGTTGCAATCGAGCCATCTGCTGCTAAAACATGCACAGAAAAGCCGCGGTTAGAAGCTACAGATATAGTCTCACCTTTTAAGTTCTTGATTCCAGTAAAATCATTATTCCAGCCTGAAGAATAAACTCTGTAATTAAAGACTTGTCCTAGATCTTGATTTAACTGCTTGTAATTAGAATCTAAGCTATTAATTGATTGGGTTATATTTTGTTGATTATCACTAATTGTAGAGTTTATTTCCTGAAACTTCCCATCAACTGTTAATTTATTCGTATCAACAGTAGATTTCAGAGTTGTATAATTTTCAGTTAGTACTTGGATCTTTTCTAAATTTTTCTGAACATCTGTTTTAGTACCTGTAATTGCTAATGAGTTAGCTTCTAAACCTTTCTCAATTTCACGAGGATTTTTTCTAAATCCTGTTGCTAACTCACCTTTCTCTAATTGAACTTCTCGAATTAAGAAATCAGGAGCATACCCTACTTGAGCACATAGGATAATATTAATATACTGTAAGTTATTGATATTTGTATCAAAAGTATAAGTACATAATACTTCTTTATCTGTTGCAATATTCCATTCATTAACAACCTGATTATTACTGCTACCATCATATCTATGGATGATTAATAGCAAAGTTTTTTGTGCTGCAGTTAGAGCTTTGGCTTTAAGTGACAACGTATAGGTTTGATTTATTTCTAAACCATCAGCTATCGTAATTGACTCGATAAAACCTTTAAAATATGTAGACGAATTCGTAGAGCGGAATCTCCCCCAGTTTGCGCCATAAGCATCCTTAAAAACTTCTAGAACATTACCTTCAACAACAGCATTCTGACGCCAGTTAGAGATTGAAAAAGGCGCATAGAAATCACCATTCTTGATTAAATTGTCTCCACCACTTGACGAGATTGTTGCTTTTAGAATTTTACTTTCTTCAGCTATAGCTTTATTTGTTTCTGCTTTTGTATAACGGGTGCTATCCAGTGTTGCTGAACTATCTGTCCATAAATTTCCGAACTTCTGCTTAAATTTTGCTTCCAATGCATCTGTAGCTGCGGCAACTGCTTTATTTGTGTCAGCAGTAGTCGAATAATTTTGTAGTTGTGTAGCGCGTACAAGTGATGTGTCTACATCTTTGTCTGTGAAAACGCTATTTACCCGATAAGCTTGTAACTCCCACCAACCACCACTGCCATTGTGTCCAAGCGCAAAACCTAACTTCATTTGTGGATGAGTATTAAAAGTTACAACCTGTTCGATATATACCCATTCTTCGTTTGCTGGAATTCTAATTAAAGCAATCGCTGATGCAGTGATTGTAGCATTTGAAAAACTACCATCAGCTTTGCCATACATAGCCGTAATGCTGCAATCACCTGTAGAATCTGCACTTCGGCGGACCCAAAAGCTAACTTTATATGAACGATTTGTCGGTAAAGCTTTACGGCTATATATCCAACATCCTGCTTGATTCGAAGAATCTTTTCTAAAGACAGTATTGCCAACTTTACCTGTATTAGTTGTTTTAAAGTGGATTTTCAAATCATAACTATAGTAATTAATCCAATCTTCAGGGTTTTTTAAATTAAAATCTGGCAGTAATGAGTCACTATCATTAGCAGATTCAATAGATGCTTTAACATTTTTAATTTGAGCATTAAGCTGATTAGTTTGATTTGCTGTAGCTTCGTCTAACTTTGCTGTGGTTGCATAGTTCTGCAGTGCTTTTGCGGTGTTATCGATATTTTTTTCAGCATTTGAAAGTCCAGTTTCAAGACTTGATGTTCTCTTTGTTAGTGCCTCCTTTTCAGTCACATATGTTTGTTTGAAATCATTAAAGTTTGCATTAACTTGGTCTACTGCAGCGTTGTAGTCATAAGCACTGGGGATCCACGATTCAGTAGTGATTAAGTCACCCCTGACAAGCACTGCCCAATAAACCGTTCCGACTGAACCTTGAGCAGCAGTAGGACTGTTAATCATGTAAAAATTTAAAGCACGTTTTTCAATAACTTGATTATTTTTAACAAAGGTTATTTTATTAATAACTTTGCCATTTGTATTAACAACGGATTGTAAGGCTTGCTGACCTCCCCCAGCATAAACTGCCAAATTAGAGTTTGTATCCGCACCATTTCTTTGATGTTCGGCACACCACATTAAAGTGTATTTTGCGCCTACCTCCCAATCCTCGCCTAGCTTATATGAAAGATGAGGATATGAAGTTCCGTTATATTTACCCACAACATTTGACTGGATAAGCAAATTCGAACCAGCAGCTGCGGCTCTACTCAAACTTGCAGAGAGTGCTGTTGCTTGCTCTGTAACTGCTTTAATCTGTCCAGCTTGTTCTGTTACATCTGATTTCGTTGCTTCCAATGCTTCTGATGAAGCCTTTTTATTTACTTCATTATTAGTTAAATTTAGATCATTTCTAAGCTTAGAAATATCTAAACTTTGAGAAGACAATGTTTCGCCGTGCTTCTTAACTTCCGCTTGAGTGATCTTAATCGCTTCTGCATTAGCATTTAATGAGCTTTGCGTATCCCGAGGGCTTGGGCTCCATGCTGTAGGTTTATTGCCGGCTTCGATCTGTAATTTTTGAATTGTTGGAATTCGGCCTGAGCCATATGTACCGTAAAACTCAATTGTAGATTCAGTTGAACTGCCAGTGTTAAATTTAGGAAAAACCGTCACTGCAAATTTTTGAAATTCATTTGCTTTAGTTACTGTAACTGAAGTTGTGAAAAAGTGGGCAGAACCATTAGATGAGTAAACCTGAACCGAACCGGCAACAGGTACACTCACTTCAAATGAAATGGTAACCGGCTTATCTAAGTTTTCGTCATAAAAAACTTTTAACTCTTTGCTTCGTTCATACATTAAGTATTCACGACTTGTTGTAGCTGTCGATGTTCTAGGAGCTTCTGAATTAGCAACTGCATTAACACCACCGATTTTTAAATTATCTACAGCAGCTGTTATATCAGTCGATACACGGCCCATTGCACTTTCGAGATCACTCTTTGTAGCTGTTTTCAATAAAGCTTGAGCATTGCTCTGAATACCTGTTTCTGCATTCTGCATTCTTGTTTCAAGCTTACTGGTCCTTTCAGCTTCAGCTTCTGTTCTGTTAGTTGCTGTTTTGAATAAATCATTTGCAGTTGCAGTTGCATCATTAGCTGAAGCTAATGAGTTGTTATCTTCAACAATAATGTAATTAAGCTGACAAATTCCTGTCTGGAAGTTGTAGTTTGCAATAAAGATTGGGGCATAAAATTCAGCTTGCGCTGGGAAAGTACGCGGATTATCAATTGTCCCTAAGCCAGTTGCTGCCCCAGTAGATTTACCCTTCATGTATAGAACTACTTCTTGCCATTCACCTAAATTAGGTTTAATGGCCGACAATAAGTAGTTAGAAGAACCCATATCTCCTGCAAGGGTGTTTGTAGTCGTTACGTATTTACTTTGGTCTGCATTTTTACATGCAACACCAAGATAAATAGATCCATTTTCACCGAGTACACGGCGGAAACGTGCACGAACCCGATAAAGTGTATCTGGGTTAATCTTTACAAACTCATTCCAATGAACCCATGTTTCATCATTATCAGCATTATTCCCAAGCTCAAGAATATAACCACCTAGTGCATCAGAATCTTGAATTACTTTCACTTCTGCAGTGGTACGCCAACGTGTCCAGTCATCAATACCTTTTGTCGTAACGACTGCACGTACCCCAGAAGTTACTTGAGTTTGAGATTTTAGACTTAATAAATTTTGAGAAAGGGCTTCGGTAGCTTTTACAGCTGTTGTTCCTGTTTGCTGCGCTTCTGCTGCATTATCAAAAGCCAATTTTGCAAGATCATCAGTAGTTTTAAGTGATGATGAAAGGCCATTTATGCTTGTATTTGTATTACTTTCTAAGGTCGAAACACTTTTTTGAACATCAGTAATTTGCCCTTGTACCTTTAAGTTTTCTTTAGAGATACTTGTATTAAGTTCACTAAATTTTGAAGCAGTAGACTGTTCCAACTCGGTAAGTGACTCAGTAACTTCTAAAATATTTGCATTAGATTTCCGATCAGCTTCTTCCAAAGCTGCTTTCGTTTGGTCGATACGTAAAGATAAGGCTTTATCACCATTAGAAACTGATTGAGCAATTGTTGCTATATCCGACTCTGTTTTAGTTTTATTCGAATTAAAGTCAGTTTTTAGTTCTTCAAGTTTTTTTGCTTCTGAAACAACCTTCTCATCAACAAGTTTCACTGAAGATTCTACTTTTTCGATGTTTGCGGCATTACCTTCTATTTGTTCTTGTGAGTTTTTAAGAGTAGATTCAATTTGTGAGGTTTTCTCAGCAATAGATTGATTCAAATCACTTACAGTACGTTCGACTTTGTTAATAGCAGTTTTGTTGTCACCAATTTGTGATTGTGCGGTGCTAATTTGCTCAGTAAACGCTTTATCTTGAGCTGCTAGAGTTTTTATTTCTTCTGAAATTAGAGCGTTTGACTTACCGAATTCGTTTTGCATTTCAGCAAACTTAAGCTCAAAACTTTGAGTTAAAGCCTCTTTATCATTTGCACGTGCTTCAGCTTCAGCTAGAAAACCAGAATCAACTTTCTTATCAAGATCAATATACTGAGCTGCAATTTGATCTACTTTTTTAACTGCAGCTTCAGTTTGGGTTACAACCGGTTCAATTTTTTGATTAATGAGTGTATTAGTTTCTTCACCTAATGCTAATTTAGCGTCATCAATCATTTGACCAGCTTTAACTAAGTTTTGATCAATGTCTTGTTTTAAGGCGGCCTTAGTTTGATCAATAACATTTAGTGTGTCAGCTGCTTGTTTTTTACGGTCCAGAACTTCTTGATCCGCAATTTTTTTTGCGTTTTCTGCAACTAACCGAATTTCATTTGAATCACTTCTTACATCAGCAATGATTGAATCTGTTTCTCTTTTAATAAATCCGATTTTGTCATCGAGTTCTTTTTCAGCACGAATTGCACGTTGCTGAGCATCTGCAACCAGCGCTTCATTCGCTTGAATAGACTGATCAATACGTTGATTTGCTTCATCTAAACGAATATTGGCATCACTTACATGCTGCTCAACAATCTGTTTAGTATCAATAATTTCTTGATCAATATAAGCTCTTACTTCATCAACCTTACTTTGTGCAATTTGACCAACTTCTTTTACTTGATCATGTATTTTTTGCACTTCTTCATCGATGTGATTAATACCTTCTTCAAGCAATTTATAGGCATCAGAATCTTTAATATTTTCAATTAACTTTTCTACTTCTTTTACTTTTTCTTCAATCGCTTGATTAGCTTGCTCGTTATTTTCAATCTTTTCCCCTTGTTCTTTTAATTCGTCCTTAAGCCCTTCTAACTTATCAAGAGCGTCTTTAAATGCACCCTCAATAGCTTTAGGGTCAATAGGCACACCCGCAACCGTAAGCGTTGTGCCAACGGCCATACTACCCGCTACAGAACTATTGCCAGCTACTGAAGTATTACCCACTACAGTGCTATTTCCCGTTAATGTGCTATTACCAGTTTGTTGAGTATTAGCTTGTACATTCATTAACGGCGTTTTGATCGAAACGGTTGTGCCAGAATCTACTTTTAAATTTTCTTTAGAGATAAATTCAATATTGTCTTGTCGAATACGGCGCACACCTACAATCGCGCCGTCTCCGTGACTAACATAACTATGGATTACTGGACGTTCTTCATTACCATTTTCAAAGAAGACATAGACGTCTTCCCCATCCACAATTTGAATTTCTGTATCTAAATCACTATCGCCGACTGGATACGCAAAAGTTGCTGTAATTCCTTCACTCGCGCCATCAGTTAAACCATGAATGTGTACTTGTGCAGTACGACCTTTTGCGTTGTAACTTAAAATCTTTGCACGTTTTAAACCATTCATATATTTGACCTACAAATTAGCAATCCAGAACTTTGATGAAGTCCCCATTGATCCCCCGATTGCGCCTGTATCTATATGATGTGCAGCAGTTAAAACGACATACTTCTTACTATCTATTTCGAATATATCGCCTGCATTCCAGTTCAAATTTAGTGGTCTAATAATGGTCCCGCGCATGATCAAAACTTTTTCCAAGTTTTTGACTTGTCGGGCATCTAAACCAGCTCTTTGCGTCACAGTGTGGCCTGGGGTTATTGAGTCATCACCAACAACCGTTGAACCGTTATTCTCAACTGTGACAAAAGATGATTTTTGCATCAGTTCCAAAGGTTTACTGGATATCCAAACGACACTGCTAGGATCTAGTTTTGTGATAGGTTCCTTTTTAAAGAAAGAATCAATTTTTTGAGCAGACACTTTATTATTTTGAAAGCAAATTACAGCCGCTTCTTGTTGTAGATAATGAGCCAAGCGCTGTGTAGGCATACTACCCTTTAAACAAACAAATTTAGGCAAAGGTAAATCACTGCCCAGACTGATCGTTGCACCACAAGCTCGAATTACTGAATTAAAAGAAGTTTCATTACTAATAATTGCTTGCTTTGAATATTCAATAAGTCTTTTACAACCAGCCAAAATACCAATACATGAGATGCCACCTACTCGCCGATCTTGTTTAATAGTCTGAGTTTTTAGAGGGGTTACTTTGATAAGTTCGAAAGGATGAGATATGTCATTTACAGTAAGTAGCTCCCCTTCTTTTAAAAGGGAGTCTAATTCAGTAGTAGATTGAACTGTGAACTCAATGGATGCAGGAATAGGTACGAGATCAGTTCTTAAAGTTGCACTAATCAGCTCAGATGCTGGAATAATTTTACCCGCAGATACAATGGTGATTTGCATTAACGGTTCCCCAAGTTAAAATTAAAACTAATTGGGGCCATACAAAACGCAAGTTTAGGCAAAGCGTCTTTCTTTTCATTATAGTTCTGTTGAGCTTCTGATACAGATAGCCCATAACTTTCGACTCCGAGCCCACGAGTAGCTTCAACCAATCTAGCTTGCAAAAGATCACAGTGAGCTTTTACTAATGGTTGGATGATTACGTACTCATCACCGCTTAGTACGATAGTTTCATTCAGTTCAATACTCGTGGTAGCTTTAGTTTGACAATCTAAAACAGCCCATCCGGCATAATATTTTGCCTCATCTAAAAATGCTTTCACGATATCATCAAGCAAAATTGAATAGCCCGATAATTGATATTCTTTATAGAGTTCTTCTGAAAGTTGCTGGATAGAACCAGCAACTACAGCATAACCTTCAGATTCAGGTAATAACTTCATAGCCATTACCCAAATAGATTGCCCAGTTGACGACCAACGCCTTGCACAGCATTTGCAAGATTAGTTGCTTGTTGAGCAGTATTGATCACTTGCTGAACTCGATTAACAAGCTCAGCTGTACCATCAATTTCTTTTTTACCCGGCTGAATACTGCCGTTGGTACCAATGTTTGCGAAGCTACCAAAGTAGTTATAGTCGATTGGGCAAGAAACTGTCATTACTTGTGATCGGCTATCAGAATCGTATTCAGCAGATTCAAAACGAATAGCACAGTTTTCAAGTGCATATGAGCGGGTAAAACTTCCTAATCGGCCATCGTAATAATCACCATGGATTATTCCTCCACTAGCTACGACATATTCAGCTAGTAGTTGATCATGTCCTGCTTCAGTTACTAGGATTTGAAGGTTGCCTGTATAATGGGTTTTCGGGGGACCAGCAACAATTCCTGTAAAACCACCCGCATATTGAACTTCTGCTGGATCTTCATTACTCACAATCGGACGTGGGCAACTTTTAAATAAGAAGCGAAGATCTTCCATGCCACGAGGAACAAACATCCCCTGACATGCTAATAAGGGGGAACCAAGTTGCTGTAGAGCAATGTAATCTTGTTTAAGCTGATTTAGTAAAATCGGATTAGATTGTTGCATATTTCTCATGCTCAATAGCTTTAATATGACCCAAGATTAAAAGGTTATATCCACTTAAAATTTGATTGGTTCCATAAAAAAAGCCACCCTAAAAGTAGCTTTTTAAATCTGCTTTTTATCCAATATTTGGTGGTACTCGCAGAACCTGTAATGAAGGTACACCCCGATCTAGCGCATCTTGGACACAACGATAATCAGGATTATTTGGTTCATAACCAAGTTCACCACGGATATTACCCTTATGTATTGTCATCGGTGCATCAAAACGCCCACGCATAAAACGACCAATAATAATTGTGTCAGTTAATGATTGATTGGTCTTTGTTTCTGTTTTATCAGTTTTTTTCTGATATTGAATACCAGGCGCTTCACCTATGATTTGAGTTGTATTCATTAGTATTTCCTTAATTAAATGGATTATAGGTAAAGCCAAAAAATGACCTTACCTATGAGTAATTAGTAAATACCTAAGCGTTTACCTTTTTTGAATGAACGTAAACGCTTGTTGATTGCATTCGCAGTAAAAGCATGAAGTCGAGCTTTTTTCATACCAGCTTTTTGTGCTGCAGTTAAACGGACCTTTTGACCAGGTAATCGTTTATTCACAACGGTTTTGATACCTTGACGAATAGCCAGCACACCACGGTAGTGAATTTTTCGCCCATTTACTTTCCGTTGGCTAAATGCTCCATTTCGAGCTTTAATTTTTTTAGCCATTGAATCGAAACCTTCTTCAGTTTCATCTGCTTCACCGAAAATAAACTCTCGAACGAGTTCTTCAAGTTCTGGACCATCGTCTGGCATATTAGCAAGAACTGTATTGGCTGCTGCTTCTAACGCCGCATCAGCAACTTCTGTATCATCACTAAAGATCTCTTCAATATCAGAAGCGTCAACGCCAAATGTTAAGAAAGCATCGGAAAGAGACGCCATCAAAGCGTTTTCATAGATACCTTCTTCATCATCTGCACCATCTAATGCATCGACAATTAATGCGTCTAAATGATCAACGCCCAGTTCACCTTCTTCAAGCTTACCTTCACTGATTGTATCTACCGTATCGGATAGAATGTTCAGAGCAATTTGTCGTACTTGTTCAATCACAGATTGCTGTTCTCGATCAGTACTTGAAACCTTACTTACAACGGTAGAAATATTCTCCGCTGCTGAATCAAAAGCACGTAAAGTTAATGGTTTTTCAGTAGTGGGTCCGAATGGATTCATCTTGATAGATCCTTAAAATTATTTAACTAAAACGTCGTCATCAAAAATTGCGGCACGAGTTGTACCAACAACTCCATGGGCTAAATAGAGTCGTACACGCTCATATGGATAGTCTTTGTCAGGTATTAAACTGAACTCAAAAGGTTTACCCCCTAGATCTTCAGCCGGTTGTAACCAACCGGTTGTCTCACTAGAAGCGCCCTCTAAAAACTCTTGAATGTCATCACCAGCTTTTTTGATATAGTCCGGTGTAGCTTGGAACATATAAGTCCGCAGGATCTCGATACATTTATTCGTAACCCGAGCCGAAATCTCCGCGGCGGGAACTAAACGCAAAGCACTATTTTTGCTTTGGTATTGGGTAAGCACATCACTTAATACAAATAATGTAGTTTCAAACTTAACTGGACGAACTACATTTACTTTAGCCTTAGCCAACATTTCTTGAGTCTGTTCATCTTCAAGATCAATATTCGGCATCTGGCTTAAGTTTTTTGCTGTAAAGGGATAATCTTTCCAAGCTACTGCATTTTTTAACGGCGCAAAGCCTTGTTTATTTAACTTTGCATTACGTAATAATTTATCGCCGATGTAATGGCCCAAATAATAAGCTGGTACCTTACGACCTCTTAGCGTGACAGCATCAGATGGGCGGCAAAGGTTCGGGCTCCAAATGAATTGAACAAACTGTGATTGAGCATCTACACTTGTCGCAAATTGAGCTGCTTGCTCAGCTGTAAAAGTTGGGTTGATTTCAGCATCCAAAGGAATACGTAATTTTGTAGCTGCACGTTGAGCCGCAACATAAATTGGTAAATCATGAGGATTTGGTAAAGTCAGATATGCTGGTGTGCTTAATTGGCTTGTCAGAATTTTATATAGTTCATCTGGATTAAATGACGGTAACGATTCGTCTTCCAATGCCAACGTTTTTGAAGCACGACCTAAGCTATTTGATTCGTTATAAGCATTAGATTTGAGAATTGCTTTTAACGCATCAATACCTAACGATAAATCAAATCGCTCGAAATATTCTTTCGCATCAGCTACAGCAACAATCGAAGCGGAATTTTCAATGTCTCCATCTACTAATCCCTGAACAGTAACAATTTGGTCACCAGTTACCGCATCACGTATTTCTAAACGCATAGAAATATCTGCAGGTCCACGTGGGCTTGAAACTTTCGCAAAAAATGCCACATTGATTTCTACACTAGCAAGATAACTGTATGTATCAAATTCTAATTTGAGTGATGGACTGTCCCCTGCTACAAGGGATAGCTCACCTGTACTTGATAGAGCAAGTATATTCATTACATTACACGCCCAAGGCTATTTGTTTTAAGTATTTTGAGCCGTGGGAGTTTTTGATTTTCTGGCTAGTTCCAATGTAAAAAAACCACTCGAAAGTGGTTTTTTATTTCCTAAATTTTATAATCCGCTAGCAAGTTCCGTAGGCTCTTCTGCCTCAGTAGGTACAATTTGAAGTACATTCCCTTTCAAGCCATTAATTTGATCTAGGTTATCTAACAATTGTTTATGAGCTTCGTCACCAATCAAAGTGAATGTGACCTTTTGACTAGCTTGTACTAAAACTTGTGTAAATGGTTCGGTAATGTCACTTAAACCGTTATTTTGAAGTGTAATACTTCGTTCAGTAGGATGATCACCTACAGCATCCATAATTGGGTTCGTGCCATCAATAATGAAAATAGTCATCTTGTTACTCAACAGTTAGATTCTTACCAAGCCCCTTCAACTGACGTAAGTTTTCCAGTACTTGATGTTTAAATGTTTGGTTATGACACGTAATACTTGCTGTTTTACCTGCCTCAATAGCAACACGTGATAACGGTTCTAAAACTGTTGAAAATCCGTTATTAGTAATTTTAATAACTAGCGGATCCACGCTACTCCCACCTGATACTGTTAACAAATCCGTAATGGGAGTATTAACTTTAGAAGTATCAGTTTCTTTAAGGACATGATCCGATTCATTCCCCACATCATCACCAGACTTACCACCATTAGAATCTAGATCATTTGAAGGTTTGACAGAATCATTCGATGTTTCAGTTGGATTTCCATTTTCTTGAGTATTGGACTCTTCATTATCTGAATCGCCATTTTTCAAATCAGTAGGTTTATTACCTTCATCTTGAGATGCGCCGTCTTCAGGACCTTGGCTATTTAACAAATCACCTTGGTCTGAAGCTTTTTCATCACCAGCTTGGGTATTCTGTGTTTCTGTAGTTTTATTGGTTTTATTACGTGTGTTTTTTGGTTTAGTAGTCGCTTGTTCGTCAGTTGAAGCTAAAGTTTCGTCAGTGTTTTGTGTTGCAGCAGCCATGAGATTTTCCTTTCAATAAATAGGGTAAAAAGGCGCATCGAAATGCGCCCTTATCTGTTTTACTTACGAATTTTTGAGAGATGGCATATTGATACAGTGGATGACATAGCTTTGATCAGCATAACGTTCTAACGGGTTCATTTCGGCTGCTTGAGCACCGATTAAAGTAAGTACTGATTCACGCGCATCTGGTCGAGTTTCAATAACTGAAAGAGGCGTTTGAATAAAGCCAACGAACGGCGCACGAATTGGCTCATTACCACGACCAACTAAAAGCATATCAAACGCTGTATCTGCTTCAGCTACAAGCTCTTGTGCTGTCGGTGCGTGGTAAACGTTTGTACCATCTGCAAGAGTACCAATACGGACAATTTGACCATAACCAGCAGTGTATCCGGTTTTAACTGGCATCTTGTCGCTTGACAGTTGATTAAAGAATACTGACCCAGTATCGCCAACATATAAGTCAAATGCTACGGTAGAGCCACCAGTACGTTGGTTAATATCCAATTTGGCCGCTGCAATAAATTTATTTACTTCCGCAAACAAGTCACCTGAAGTATTAAATGCAGCTGCTAATTTTCCAGTCACACCACGAGAAGCATCAAAAGTAACTTCACGAGCGGAGTATTCAGCTAAATCTTTTGCTTCACCTAATAAACGTACAGTTTGTTCTAAGAAGATTTTACCTTGAACAATTGCTAAAGCCTGACCCAGAAAACCAAGCTTAAGTTCGTTAGTTAACTGAGATTGTAATAGTGTTGAAGCTGTTACCCGTGCCATGATAGGTGACGCAATCAATGTTTCATATTCAGGTTCGAAATCAACACCAACTGGGGTTAATAGATAGTTATCATTACCATCACGCGCATCAAAATCCGCCACAAGATGAACTTCAATTTTCGCACCAACTGGTAATGCTTCATTTAATGTCACGCTAATTTTGCTAGCTGAAATGTCAATTTCGCTACCAACTACACGATATTCAACGCCGTTTACTACTACGTCTTTCTCAGCAATAGCAGAAATCTTGCCTGAAAATTTTGATTTACTGCGATTTCGAGTATGCGCAACTTCTTTACCATTGATCTTAATAGATACATTACCCGCAATAAATGGCAATAAACTCGCTTTGGCATCAGGTGTTTTAGCCTTGAAGTCTTCATAACCTGTTCGTGCAGTCACAGTATAAGTTGTACCTGCGCCACCATTAGACAATGCAAAACGGAATCGTCCTTCAACATAAGGCTTAGAAGCATTTGCACCATCTAAGTATTCTGATTTCTTCATTGCACCAAAATCACGGTTGGTGATAAAGCGAATAGATACAATCGGTACTTCATTTGAGCTATTAGAGTTGGGAATCATAGCAACGATAGGTGTTGCATAAGCGATAACGTTGGCGATAGTAGCAACTGTAATTGCTGGAACGATGCTTACAGATTCATGATGCTGGTGATTTACATCATCAAAACCAGATTCATTAATACTATCGTAATAGCTAAGGGTCTCAGCAGGCAAAGCAGATGCTTGTTTCGCACCACTTAAACCAGCAGATAATGCAGCTGCAATGATTGAAGGATGTGGTAATTCACCCCCATGGCGTGCTTGATATTGTGATACCCCAAACATCACAGCTTTATCAACTTCTGGCGCATAATCCATGCCAATTGAATCAAAAATTGCTTTTAATACTTCTGGGTAATCTTCTGCAGCTGTTTGAGCACTATCAAACCCATTTTCAAGCTCATCAGGACTTTTGAAATAGTAATTTCGGCACTGAACAGTAGCTAGTTGTTGAGCATCATACTTTTTACGAATTTCTTCTGTTAACACAGTCATTTTAAACCAGCCTTTGGCTTTCTATGTAAGATGCAGAAAGTCTGACATGGCCTATTTTTACTAAAGCTGGTCGGTTCCAAACATAAAAAAGTCCCCAAAATTGAGGACAAAGAAAATGTAGCTAAAGGACCATCTCAGCCCTTTATTTATATAGCTATCCGCTTACACCACTTGAAACATAAATCTCCACATTATCACCTGCTTTCACTCTATAACGGAGCTTATCCCAGCAATGCTGTCTAAACGGTTCAGTATCGGGCGCAGCAGCTGTTAATGTAAGAATAGACACCCAGTGAGAATCGTTTTGCGGATCTGCATATGGAACATTGCTTCCGAAAAACTCTACTTCTGCCCCGTTCCCGATTACCTGGTAATTGAAAATTGCAGAAGTACATTGTTCAGCTATTTCAATGTCACCTGTCTTTTTACCTTTTTCATTGAATATTAAATAGCTCATTTAGTTTCTCCATCACCTATAGGTGAAATAAACAAATCATCTCTACGGTTTAAAACATACTTACTGCCAAAATCTGCCATGAGGCTAAAACCAGTAATATTCACAATCTCAAACCACAACATTAAATTTTCATAAATCATTAATCCTAAAAGGTCCCCTTCTTTAAGAATCAAGTCGGGGATGTTGATTATCCTTTCCAATACATCTTCCAACTCATCATTAAATGGCTCTACTTGAGCAGTTAATACCAAATCTGAGGGGTTATTCATTGAGAAGTTCTTTTGAATATAACCACCATTAAATTTATCGAAATGAACATAAGCAGCGCCCTTATATTCATACTTGTAGTTGGGTTCGTCTTGGATCGATAAAGTGTTCGCTTCAAAAGAAAGAGGATCTAAAGGTTTTGAATCTTCAGCCGGATTATTGAAAATTACTTCTTTTCGCCAAATTTGCGCTGGAATACTTGCTAGAGCATTCATAACAACGCGTCTAGCTGCTAAACGGCGTCCATTTGCAACTTGATTTACTGATCTATTTAGCATTTCGACTTAAACCTTTCATAAAGACATTTAACATGTCATTGTCGATTGCGCCTGATTTATGTAAGGCTTGAATTCTTTCAATTTGACTCGCTCTAACAGTTTCCACTTCAAAACGTTTGAGGGTTTTTAATTCGCGTTCTAAGAGCTTTTTGGCAACTTTATCAGCTCTACGCATCATTTCTTTTTCTGCTTTTTGGATATTGGCCTTGATTGGCTTAACAGAACCATTCATCAAATCCTTTACTTGCTCGTTAATTGAATTCTGTATTTGCTTATCTGTTTGCTTATACCGTGCACCTACTTGTTTTTTACGGTCTTTCTCTACTTCCTTTTTAAGGTAGGCAATCCCAGATGGTGAACTAATCCACTTAACAACGCGCAATACATGCTTACATGCCACACCGGATAAATGCGGGTTACGTATCTTTGGAAAGCCGCCCTCATCACGTCCTAAATTGTAACCGCCAATAGTTGCCATATAGCGGTACCAGAACGTATGACGTTCGCAATCACACTGAAATTTGATTTTGCCTTTAGCCAAGCGGTTTTTGACGGTGTTTAATGCCTGTTTATCGATATCAAAAACAACAGATTTAAAGTTAGAAAACTCAATCTCAACGTGATGATTTAAAACTTTACTATTTGGTCCGGCATTAGTAAGCAAGTGAACTAAACCAGCTTTTCTGCTTACTGGAACCGCCAAATAGATTTGCTCATTTGCCCGGTCAATATCGTCTTGTCGGCTTAAATTAATGATGTTTTGAGGGGTAATACCCTTACTATACTGATCTTTTAATAGTTGAATGTTTTCCTGAAATGCCAAGATATCATCACGGGTAATACGCCGTGGTACTTCTCCATTTCGCTGACCTAATGTTGTAAAAAGTACCCTTTCGACATCATATTTTTCCCCTTGGGCAATATCTTGTGGTCGCAAGAACATAGGTTTAGGGATCTTTCGTCCCCAATCATCATATTCAATTTCTTTTTCTGCAAATGCCCGCTGTTCTCTATCTGCACGCTGGCGGCTCTGTTGATCTCTACGAACTCCACCATTTTGCAAAGACTGGTTTAATTGCAGCTGGGCACGGCGTAAATCATCTGGCTTGAATGCTGACATATTAATTATCCTGCAAGTATTCTTTTTGAAGTCTTAAAAGGTCAACGAGCCTTGGAAATGCTACCTTTTGTAGAGGTAACTTTTCCCAAACGCCATTCGCTTCACAAGCCACAAGTACTGCGTCAATATGATTTCTTGAACCATATAATTTCAAACTCAACAATGATGGATCTAGCGATTCATCCTCTTTAATCTCCCATACAATTAAATTCTGAATATTATTTTGTTGAAGATTCCGGTGAATTAAGTCTCTAATAGCATTTCGATAATCATTTCTCATACTGTTTCACCTATTTAAGCTTTAACAGTACTTACACGAGCAAAACCACCAATACCTGCTTTACCAGTATTACCATTACTTTCGGTTGCAAGACCAGGTTCACCAACAATGAGTGTCATATATTGAATTTTTTCACTGATATTAGAATATCTACAAACCAATAATCCGCCACTAGCACCGCCACCACCTAAACCCCAACCAAGATCACCGACTCCATTTGCGCCATCTCCACCTGCACCCCAATTACCCTCAGGACTTACTGAAGAACCGCCTACATGATTAGTTTGATTTGCAGCTATACCTGCATTACCAAGTTTTCTAGAAATCTCAGTTAAGTTTGAATTTATAGTGATTGCCGTAGGTAACCCACCAGCACCATTTGAAAAATAACTACCGTTAGACCATTGCCCACTAGTACCACCTTTACCACCCCCCACTAATGCTAAATCAAGTTCATTTAAACGTAAGCGAGTATCACCACCATCTGTACCATGGGCCATTCTTCCAGCTTCCCAAATACTGCCACCGCCGCCGCCACCAGCACCTACTAAAATGAATTCTTTTTGCTCTTTTGGTTGGATTGGAATGATATACACACCAGGTACTGTGTAATCGCCATTACCATCATTAAGTGTTTCTGCAGCAACTTGAATTACAGACCAACTTACAATTCCAGAATACCCAATTCGGTTTTGCCCAGAACGATTCCAAACTTCATAATCAAATGACTTTTCAGAACGCGTTATTGTCCACGCTTCATGCGTGCTTTCAGGTGTTAAATGGATAGCATATTTTGAGTCACGTAAGTCAGTTACCTTTCCACCCAAATCAATAGTAGCTTTAGACCCAATGTTTACCCCTGCTCCCAATAATTTCGGATATTGAGAATCTAAATATTTTTTTAAATCCGTTAGCTGCTGACCTAAATTTTGGGATGAAGTATCTAATCCATTAATTTGGCGCTGTAAATCATCATCTTTTTCTTTTACGTCTTTTCTAAAAGCATATTGTGAATGTGGATCATTATGATTTAAGTGTTCTTTGATTATTTTCTGTATTAACGCCCCGTATTGCGGGTGTGGATCCTCATCTGCACTATGCTGGTTCATCAACATCACTGCAATTGGAGTATTTGGATCAATTTTTATAGTTACATTTTTTAAATTAACGTCAGTTAAAACAAATCCAAAAGTAACGATAGCAACCACGTTTGCATGCAGTGACATGATTGATTGAACTTCTGTAGTTGACGCTACTGCAAGTAAAGTGCCGTCTGATAGGTAAATACCCATCTCAAACACTTCCATTGTTAAAGTGGGCTCAATACTCATTACAAAACGCAAAGTACCCGTTTCTGTATCTACACCACCACCGTTAAGAGAAAATCTAGCTAATTCATTTTTAAGAGAAGTTAGGTTTTTCGCTTACACTGATGCATCAAATTTGCCGGTACCAACAGCAAGATGGGTAAGCTCCCCCCCAAAGCTAGCAACATCGCTCACTTTATTTAATGCATTCCGACCTGCGTCAGTTAAAAAGAAGTTAATAGCCATAACCACCCACCCATATGATTTATTGATCTATGGTAGTTATGAAGAATAGGTATTTAAGTGGGCAGTTCCATATAACTAATCATTTTCTTTTTCAGCTGCTTCTCTTAAAGCACTGAATCTTGATTTACGTTCAGCTTGTTCACGGCCTTCCGGTGTATCGTCAGTGACATTTACAGTTTCGTAAGCTTCAGTGTAGTGAACGTTTTCTAAGAATAAGAAAGCAAAAGCATCACCAATATCCGGTGATTTAATTCCCATACGTTTCATTTCGTCTTTGCTCAAGATTTTATAACGAGCAAAGTCATCGAACCGGTATGGAACGTGGATTAATTGGTCTTTAATTTTAACATTGTGTTTCTTCGTTTTTATTTTAAAACGTCCATTTGCGATTGCTCGAGCTAAGCCCACATAAGCTAATGAACGTTTATTCGTAAACTCTTTTCTATTGTCATTACTAAAACATTGTGAGCCCCAATAAACAGGAACGTAGAAAATACCTTGCTTTTTAAGATACTGGCCTAAACCTTTACCTGCCCCGTTGTCATCTACAACCAAGTTAGCATTTGGGTACTGTAAAAGTAGCTCATTAATCTTTGCAAATAGTTCTAAGATATCATCTCTGTTTTTGCATAATGGAATATCTACAACTTCTACACGGCGTGCACGCTCCCCCCATTGCGATTCGCCCCAAACTTTAGATACAACAATTACTGAATCGTCACGACCAACACCACCACCAACGTCAACCGTAATGACATAACCGAATTGATGGTCATCAAAAATACTCGCGCCAACATACATTTCTTCTGTTTGACGTTTGGTAATTAAGAACTCATCCGATAAGTCTGGGAATTCACCTAGAACACGGATCTTGTACTGAGCGTCTTCACGGCTTCCATACTTTTGCCGTTGTTCTTCTAAAGATTGCTTACTAACTAATGGTGACTCTTCCCCGTTAAATGTGAGAGCAATCCAAACACCACCAGCTCGATGACTTAACTTGTGATGAGTCTCATAGAACATACCCGCATTACGGGTAGGTTGCGACGTCATTACGGCACGGTTGTCTTCGTGAGTTAATGCACCAAACGCTACATCCAGTACAGCATCATCTACACCGCTGGCCTCATCGACCCAGACCATGTAGTTATCGCCGTGGTTACCAGCCAAGTTTGTAGGTTGATGTTTTGGTGCTGTCTTAGCAAAGACATACCATTTTTCTTTGTAGCCTTTAATGTAAACGAGTTCAGACTGGTACCCGACATAATCAGCAAGCCAAGCCAAAGGCCCTTGCTTCAATCGTGCTAGATTGATACTGATTTCTTTCCAGACTTGTTTCTTTAACTGCCCGATCTGGGGGGCAGTAAACATCATGATTGATTCATCAAAAAACAAGAGATGCCATAAGGCAACAATACCGGCACTGGCCGTTTTACCAGTGTTATGTAGTACTAAGTCATCTTCACCTAAGAAAAATGGATCTGGATCGAGTACAAAACCGTAATATTTACCTTCACCCAGCTCGGCAACGGATGTGATTTTTAAAGGCTCATGATCCCCATCAACAAGCCTATATGATGCAAACTGTTCTCTATTTTTTGGCTTTAGGTTCATGTATTGAGAAACAAGTAATTCAATCTTGTCGCCCTTTGACCAGCCGTTACCATCGTATAAAGAGATTAAGCAAAGGATATGCGATTTATTGAATGTATGAGCTTTGCCATTCTCATATTCAAACCGGTACATATCCTGATAACCAGTTACTGTTTTAATTACATCTAGTTCAGTCTTACCATCTGCAGCAAGGATCTTGTGATTTAGGTTAATGCGCTCAACTGGGATAAATTCCCCATTGGCTAATTTGATTAAAGTCCCTTTTCCAAAACAACCGTGACCTGAAGCTACGGATGTACGACTACCATCAAATGCAATAGATTCAAATAGTAATTCTTGTTGCCATGTGGGTTCGACACCTAATGCTTCTACGGCGAAAGCATAGATGTCGTATCGATAACGCTCACAAAGTTCCCACCATTCGGGAATTTCTTTTAATGGTGCCAAAGCCATACCGTAAAAACACCATTAATTAAAAGATTGAAAAAGGAAGCATTGTTGGATCTACAGCATCTTCTTCAAACTGATTCCCTTCAGTAATTGAAAAGCCTTTTGCAATTTTTGTACTAGCCCAAACAGCTAACAGGATTGCAATGTGGCCGTTGTTTAAGCTGCTGCTATCAAATTCCTGCTGAAGGCCGTTTTTATCGACTTTACGGATTTCAAGTACGTTCTTAGGGTTGTACTGGTTTAACTTCGGCTCAATTTCAATTAATTTTGCTCTGTAACGAGCTTGATAAATTGAAATCACTTCCTCTAAGTGGTCTTTAGCATTGAAACTTAATTGCCAATTCTGTACTTGGTCCGGTGAGTCAGTTACTACAACCGTTTGATCTCTTAAATCACTTGGTACAGGTAAATTTGAATAAACGGCTGTTTTTTGAATAACAAGCTCACCAGTATCCGCAAATGCGGCTCCAATGAGACGAATCGGTTGATCAGAAAACCCAGCAACACGACTGTCAATACGAATAATTCCAGACATTACTTGTATCCTTAGCGCCGTTTGCGTTCTAACTTGGTTTGGCATTCAATGCAGAATTTCACGCCACCTAAAGAACGGCGGCGCTCTGGTATTTCTTCACCACATTCAACACATTCTTTTTCAGATTCGCCGTCAAAACGGCATCGATTTGCAATTTCTTGCTGCAATAAATAATCAGCACTTTCTTGTGCCTTATCGATTAAGTCAGTCATCTATACGCTCAACTGTAATTTCACCTGTTTCTCTGTCACCCTTCAAACGTTGATGGTCGAGTGGCGTGTACTGATCAGCTTGCACTACAACTTTGTCGTTGATTGCGGGCTGTTCCGTTGCTGAGCCGTCAGGTTCATACCCATTACCCGTGTTTTGATCGAAAGGACCACCGAAACCGATAACGTTAGGTGTGTAACCCACAAGCTGAATATCTACAGTTGAGATAGAAAGATTGACTGCTTCGCTAGGTACGGGTGATGGAAAAAGTTCATTTTCAAATACAGTGAATGTTGAATTAACAACATGATCATTCCATTGCTGAAATGGCACATTAAAACGGCGGTTATCACTGCTAGACATGTACGCGCAAAATTGCCCAATGACTGAACGCAGATCGTTAGGATTGGTGGCAAAAAATGCGATTTGAGCTCTTACAGTTGTTGGTACTAGACGAACTTTTACCCGCTTCTCATCAATGACCGTTTCAACAAAATCTGGTACTGGTAGTAATTGATTTACATCAGGGGGTTGGTCTGTTAACGCTGTTGCAGTAAGCATGATTGGTAATTGAACTTTAGAGTTATCACCATGTGTTTGGCTTTTTCTGTATTCAGAAAGCATTGCTTCTGAGTCGTCCATCATCCTTGAAGGACATGCTTTTATAGCGTTGCCAATAGCTCTCATTTTCCAGTCAGCTGTTAATTGTGTCTCTGGCATATACCAAGCGCGAAAATTAACTAACTGCTTATACCAAGCGTTTTGAATGCTTTTAAGTGAATCATTGGGGTAATTCATTATTACCCCCATACACTAAAGATATTGCCAAAAGACTTTTTCGGCTTTTTAGCTTTTTCTTTTACACTTGGCTGATCCATGGATTGCAGAATTTGTTCAGCATGTTGTTGAACTGAATCAAAGCTCTTCACAGGATTTACCAAACCTGTATAGAGTTCTTTTTTGCGTTCTTCCCTAAGTTGTTGCAGGCGTTTCTGTTTATCAACTTTTTCTGATAGTTCACCTACTAACCCTTGAGCATTTCCTAACTCATTTAAAAGATGAAGTTGGCTATTGATATTGTCGTAGGTCTGTAAGATTTGATCTTCAAGTAATTGAGCAATAACAATTTCAGATGGTGATAACTGTGAAATGTCAGTTGCACTATCAAAGCAAGAAACAACACCTTCAGGTTCTTCTGGAACAAATAAACCATCAAATAACTGACCGTCACCTACATTACTTGCATAGTTAGGTTGTGACACATAGTCAAAACCAAAAAAGCCAGTTGGTATAAGACGACCACCCATTCTCTTATAGTTAACTGCTGTGCTGAATCCACCTGCTTGTGCGGCATACTGTCTTAATGCAAGTTCACCAGGTTCATTGTCAAAAAATTCTTCTTGATGCTCTACAGTCCCATCTTGTGAAGCACGTAAATGAATTGTTTTAAGCGCAGGGGCTAGATATACCAATTTACCTTTAATAGGAACAGTTTCAGGCGGTACCATACCGTAACGCTGTCGAATTTGATGACCGTAAAAACCTTGTAATGAATTAGTAGCAACCATTTCTTGAACATGGTCACTGTTGATCAAGTTGACCATTGCATCAACATCGACATTACTTCGATCAACACCGGTATATTTACGGCATCGGTCATGTAAGTTGTAAGATAGAACTTTTGTCTTTCTATTTTTGCTAGCCATAAAAAAGCCCCAATGCTGTGATTGAGGCTATTGTTTCAGTTGTTCTATAGTTGAAATTTAATCAGTTCCAAATCAAATCTTTTGATCACATTCAATCAATTCCAATAGCTTGTCATGCTGTTTATCTTCAATGGTTGCATCAAAGATGAATCCACTTTTTAGTGAGATAAAAACATCATAAAAGCTCTCGCTAACCATGCCGCCTCGATGTTCACTTTGGGAGACTTGCAAACAATCCATTTGAGATAAGTCAATTAATTGAGAACAACCACGCTTTCGACAAAAAATACTTAATCGCATACTTCACCCAATTACTTTAGAAGTGTACCTTCAACACCACGAGCACGGCGCTCTGCTGTACGCTTATTAAATTCTTCTAGCGCACTTTCCATATAAATAATGGCTTGTTTATTGAATTCGCTTGGGAATTTTTCATCTAAAGTTTTAGTACGGTGAATAAGCACTTTTAACAATGCTTCACTAGTAACTCCATTCACCCCATGTTCAGGAATTGGGCCATCCTGAAAATGAAGACTGATTTCAAAATCTTTTGCGTTCTGAGTTTCTGGATTTGCTGAAATCTTATAGTAATGGCCCTGAGCATAAGCTGTAATGCCTTCAACCATTTCCCCATTAACAACTTTATCAATTTCTTGTGGTTTTAATTCACGGTTTGCGTAACCTAAGAAATGATCAATTAATAGGTTTTCTCCTTGATCATTGATTGGTTCTGCGATTCCTACTAAAACATTGTCTTGAGCTTGTTGCATATAAAAAAGTCCTGAACTAATGAACAGGACTATGAAATCATTTTGTATTTGAGCACTAACTCAACAGTTCCAATTGAATTAAAGGAAGTTATAGACTGCATAAGGCTTCGCTGCTATGGCTGCTGCTAAGCTGGTCAAGCCTAAGTCTCTATCAAATGCCATCGAATGAACTTTAACGACAATATTGGCTGGTACTAAACGCCGTAATATCGGTGACAGTTCTACCACTTCATTTGCATCAACAGTTTTATCTAGAACAATTCTAATCCGACTTGTTAAAAAGTAATTCGGCTTTTCAAAATCAGACAAATAGGCTGGATATTCTTTTAGCTTTTCCAAGCTGTGCCAAAGCCGGATAATCTGAAAATGATCTTTCCCCCAAAGCATACGCAAAACGAACTCTAAAAACGCTAATCCTCTTTTATTACCCATGCTGCTCCAATTGGAGTAGATTATTCGCATTAACGTGTCAGAGGTGTTATTACGCCGTAATACAACAAGTCCATTTTGTTTAGAAAACCGTTCTACAACTGTTTTACTACCGATATGAGGACAACCGTAATCCAGTAAATCTTGTATGGACTGCTCAAAGTTTTGTGCAAATACTTGTTTAAATGCTTTAGCAAGTGCGGTTTGCAAGCCCGAACTTACGTAGTGTTCATCAAGTGGCCGTGTAAAGCTTATAGGGTCCATGTTGCCCCCGAAATATCAGCAGTACGTTCCAATTCAACAGTGATACTGTCTTTGGTCACATATACCCACTCATTAGGCTTATTCAACTCATTTGATAGCATAATGGTAAAGTCACTCATCCGGTCTTGGAATGCGACAATATTGTCATTAATCAGCTTTCCCATTTCCTGAGTATTAAAGCCATTAACAAGCCAACGACTTGAGCTCAATGATTCACGCCCGTATCGCTCTACAAGTAACTCTTTAATCTGTGTTTTAACCATATCAGTATTATGAACAGAAGCTAATGAGCCTTTAATTTTTACTTCAATTGGCTTTTCAACAACTTCATGTACATTCACTTTACCTTCATACAAGTTATCGCAAAAACCAATATATCGACAGATATCTTGTTCTAAGGTAGCTTGTTCAGCAGGGTTCTTTGCGACCACTACAATGTTCAAATGATTAATGTCACGGTAAGTAATTGAAAAATGTTGTTCTTGAAGCGTCTCATTCCACACAGAAATAAACTGGGCCCGTTTCATAAACTTCTTACGGACAGCATAGTCAAAGTTACCGAGAAATACCGCATCTTCATCATAAAGTGATGGATAACTTGATAGTAAACGTAACTCCGAAACAGATAATGGGTCTACACCTTGTCTTATCAGCCCACCAGCTTTAAAACGCACTGATACCCGTTGTTCATCATTACTGAGGACATCAAGTAAAGCAGCGTCTTTTAAACGAGTTGCGTCTACTTCACCATATGTCTCAAGGATTCCCATTGTCACAGTTTCATTGGCTTGTAGGGTACGACCTGCTCTCTCAGAGTCACCAAATTCAATAAATACTCTTCTAAGATTATCAGTTGTTACAGTTACAGCATATTCACCAGGTTCAACATTCATCCACCGAGGCTTAATAACATAGTTGTTATTGCCCTGCTTTACAGAAATATTCGCAAGTGAAAGGTCCTCTAAAAGATCTATTCGATATTTATGAAACCCTTCAGTAACTGGTACAACATATTTAATTTCACGGTATTCGCTTTGTTCTGCTATTACTTCCGCCGTTTCACCTGCTTTGACTGTAATCGATTGAATAAGCCGCCAGACTCTACCGCCACTATGATCTTCAATCATTCGCCCTTGACTTAAGCTCACAGCATTTGTTGACCGGTTGATGATTTCAATTAAGTGCTGACACGGCGTACCTATAGGCAAAATGCCTTTATTTGTAGCATCTGCAATAATTGAGCGGTCACGTGTTTTGGTAAATGGTTCAATTGAAGCAATATCGATTTCTGGACCAAATGCAGTCAAAAAACTAGCCATAGAACGCAGCTGGTGAACGACAAGGGGATCTTGAGCTTTATAGCGTTCCTGAATCTCATAATCATCTATCGCTGCTTGGAGCTGGGCTTCAAAATCAGCTTGCGTTAATGTCATATGTCTCACCTGTTACTGATTTACCCAATCGGTCTGCTACTTGGTTAAGATCTATATTCACATTCATGATGCTTAAATGAATATGAACCGTCTCAAATCCTTCGGTTTGTGAATACAGTGCTAGTTGGTCAGAGTTAAGCTCAGATAATATTGGTAGATCCTTTTTCATCTTAATAAGAAAACTATCTGCCACCCTCGAGTCTAAAGGTGCCATTAGCAAATCATAAAGAGGTGCACCAAAGTCAGAACCATACTTCCCATTGACCGGATGATTAAGCCAGTACTCAACCATGTCTAAAATTGTTTTAGATGTGATCATTAAGAAGTTGCTCTATTACTGAAAATCATCAAAAGCTTTACTAGTATTGCGGTGCCAATCTGATAAGTTGAAAAAATGGTGAAATAGATTATGAATATCCATAATGAAACGCTTAATGCATCAAAATATGAAGCAACGTTATAGATTCTCCAATCAACAAGAATAATAGTGATCAATACACATGCCATACTTATGAAATACATATATCTGATTTCTTTAAATAAGAGGCTTATAGGCACATGACGGAATTGTTTAATATACGCAGCTTTATTCTTGCTATTCCATCCAGTAACAACGGAAAGATAAGCTAAAAATGCAAGAATTAAGACAATATCAATACCGATTTGAATTTGCATAAAAAACACCCTTAATAAGAACTGTATTAAGGGTATTGCTTTTGTATTTATGTAAGCGTGAATGGTTCCAGATTTGAAAATAGGAAAAGCATGGATTATTATATATACAAAGCCCGCTCCACTTATGACACGAGAACGTATAGGGTCATAAGTGTAGGTTAGAAGATGTCGCAACCCATCTCTAACTACCGGGCTTTTTTAATGCACTTCAAAAGCTGTAAGCAGCCATGCATTACTACCTTCTCGCTTAATCAATGACGCTTCATGCGAATTAAATACAATATTTATTCTTGTAGATAATCCACGTTCTGTACGCCGTTGTGTACTACCTTGAGCGATTGTTTGCACAATAGTATCCACAAGCATATGCACAACTTCATCATATGTCATGCCATCACTTTCCATACGGCGCTTGATAATATGCTTAATACCCTGTTTTTCACTGCCATACTCAAAATCTACCCAGCCTAGATCATTACGATACATTGCTCTATGCACTGTGGTTTTTTCCATAATGGCTTTGTTCATTGCAGCTTTACCACGCGTGATATTTGCTGTAACTGATTTGATTGGACTCGCACTATCAAATTCAGGCTTTCCCAGTTCGGATTGACCAGCCTCCGAACTTATACCCAGTTGTTGCTTAGCTTGTTCAATTTGTTCCTTCAGTTGGTCACGCTGAGCGGTTTGTTTTGCTAAATCTTCATCTAGCTTTTGTTCTTGTTCTTGTACTTCTTTAATTTTCTGATCTACAGAAGTACGGCGCGGCGGTAAGCTTACTTTTTCACGCTTATTTTGTTCTTGGATTTTAGATTGTGCTTCACGGATAAGTTTAGCAACACAACTTATGGCGTTTTCAAATGTTGGCTTATAGTCATCACTAAAATCGCCAGATAGAACAATTACTTTATCATTCAGTTCGGCCTTCACTACATCTGCTAAAGCACGAATATAAAGTGTGAGCGTAGCGCCACCTGAAAAGAAAAATGCTACTGGTAAAACGCTAACACCAGCAACGCGCTTAATTTTGCGAAATTCTGGTGTAACAATCGTTTGGCCTGTTGCTTTTTCTAATGCCGATTGGATCTTTTTAATGTATGGAGTAGTAGCTGTTATAGCTGCAAGATTAAGACTGCCCATGAAAAATAACCTCATTAAAATGTGATTATTTTGCGATTAATCAAATTTATGAGGTCAATAAGGTTCCATAATAAACTTTAGTAAATTTAATTATTGAAAATATTTTAGAGATCTAAGAATATCTTTGATAAATTAAAAATTTGAGTAATATGCATGCTACAAATATGTACAGGTAAATTATTTTCTAAAGATATTGAATATAGAAATAATTTGAAGGGAATTATTTATACAAATTTAAAATTATTTCGAGATGAAAAAATTCAAACTAAAGCT